CCGTCGGTAAATTTATTAGCCCTCGTCCCGCGCACCCGTTGCACCATCTGCCCGACCGTCTGCCCCTCTGCCGCGCCAAGCCTAATGGCGCGTTCAAGCTCTTCCTGTGTTGAGCGTTGCAGTTTGTTAAACCATCCTGACAATGGAGTCCCGTCTATCGGCGTATTGATCGCAATCGACCGCAACAACTCAGCCGAGGGGATGGTTGTATCCAAGACGACCGGCGACGCTTCGTCAAGCAGATCGGCCACCCAATCGGCCTCGTCCCGCGAAAGCTCTGCGAGTAATGGAGCCAAGCCCTGCCGCGCCTCGCGAAACCGTCGCTCATTTATTGCGCGTAAATAACCAAAAAGCTTTTTCATTCGCGCCGTCGTCGCCACGCCGGGGTCAACCCCCAACTGGCCGATCTTCTCATAGCGGCGAATCAACTGCGCGAGGATGTCCTGCTCCATGTCGTCAAGGAGCGCGTTGATCTTCTTGACCTCCGTCCCGCCCAACTGTTGCAGATACGCTTGATGCCTAATAACGCGGTCCATGACCTCTTCGTTGAGCGTCAACGATTCGCCGAGGTCGCGGATGTCAACTTGCCTATTCAAGCAGATCCCTCGGCGATACCGGACTCCTCTATGAGAGGAGGTCCATCCACCACAAACGGATCTTCTGTTTCAAGTCCCGCCAGTATTTCTTCAACATCGACAGCCTCATGATATAACCCCCTTCGCTTGCGCTCGGCTAAATACGTGCGGCGATCCAATACGCCGAGCTTGTAGTCCTCGCGGATTTCTTCCAGTTCGCGTCCCGTCACTGCGCTGTATCCCAAGTCCTCGCTGATAGAAACCGCCGGAGCGTCTAAGGCGCGTCCGGCCCATTCTGCCGACAGTGCGAGGGCTTGCTGTAGTCCGTCCTCTAATAACATGACGTAAGCCTCAAGGTCGCTGATCTCACGGCTTGCCTCTATAGCCAGTTCCGTGGCGGTAGGGTTGCCGCTCTTCCGCTCGACCGGAGCCAGTGCAAGGGATTGCATCTGTTGCTCTAACTGCCGGAGCGCGTCAGAGCCAACTTTGACGGCTGACCCGTCGGTCTCTATGACCTCGACATCGCTCTGCGGGTCTTTGTTGCCGAAAACTTTATACGGCCCAATCTCAACAGATGCGACATCCTCTCTACTAAACCCGCGAAAGAACAGCATAGGCACACGCGCCACGGACTCGATGTTGTCTTGGTCGGACTGGTTGCGCCAATGCTTGGCGTTGAGGTGCGCCAAGCCTTCAAGGGGTGGCTCACATTCAAGCAACCCCTTGCGGTTGGCATAGATCGTGACGAGCGGAATCTTGCCGAGCGTGTTCGGGTATTCTGCGACCTGTTCCCACTGCTCCTCCTCCTCGTCGCCGGAGACCCGCTCCCAGAGTTCGATCATGTCCGGCATCCAGACGACAACGTAATGCACCGGACGCGTTGCCCATCGGTTCGTCTGGGACGGCACGTCGACAACGTGGCGCACCTGTAAGCGGGTTAGTTGCTCCACGCCTCCGATGCGCTCGCCCTGCCAGTTGATTACTGATGGCGGCGAGATGCCAACCATATAGGGCCGCAGTTGTAGTTCTTGCTCGTCGGCCAGTGTCAACTCGCGTCCAAGCATGTCCTGCAGCTTCGTCGTGTTCGGGTATTCAACAAGGATATGCGTCTTGCCGTAGACAAGCAGGTCTTGCAGTCGCTCACGCGCAAACGTCGTAAGATTGCGCCCCGTCAAGTCTACGTTCTGGGAGAGCATCTGGAAGAATATATCCGCATCCTCAGCCAACTGGACCGGAGCCGAGAAAGGCCGCGCCGAGTAGCTCGTCACTATATCCCGATACATATCATAAAGCACCGAGTTGGCGAGGCGCGTCTGGTAGCGGTCGTCCGACTCTTTGGGATACTGCGGCAGGTATTGCCGCCCCGCGTCCCTCATGGCGAGCGTCCCCTCCATGAGGATTTGCGGCAAGGCCCACCGTCGCGCCATGCGTTTATACGCCGCGTTCGGGGTTGCTACCGTTGCGCTGTCTGCCGCCTCGTCGTCGTGTGCGTAGTCGAAATAATTCATCTGTTGCCCTCTATAGTGTCGCCGTCTATCGTATCAACTTTATATCTCGTCTAAATCCCATGACGAAATTTTCTCCGGTGCGTCTATCGGATGCTCTGCCACAATATAATAACCCAACGCGTCCGACGCATGAGACAGGCGCGGGTCAAAGCGTTTGTCGATCTCGCCAGAACCGCCCTCTAATACGCGCACCCCCTCAAGGTCCTTGTGTAGGTTCGGGGCCGCGTCGGGGTTAATATACAAGTTAATCTCGCCCTCACCGTCAACCAGTCGCGTGTTGACGGCATTGACGCGCGAACGCTCCGAGGGGTTGGCCCTCGGGACGCGCATGTATACGTCGAAGAATTGCCCAAGCTCCGACTGGACTATATCCCAATCACTGCCGGAAGTCTTGGCCGTCCCTCGCGCCCCGCCTGTTGCGTCCCCGTAAATATAGACAATTCCGTCGTGATTCGCCCAGTCGTTTATAAGTCGCCCACAGACGGCGATAGTATTGCTGTTGCGCGGTATATGCACCTCGCCAATGACGACCGTCACCTCAGCCCCCGTTGTCGGGTCGTCCAATTCTTGGCAGACGACCGCCACCCCGGGCGAGACGTTAAAGTCAAAGCAGAAGATCAACGGCTCACGCGGGTTGTATTCAAGGTCCGTCCGTAGGTGGTCCTCGCAATACGCGTAATACGCTTGGCCTTGAAAGTTTATAAAACTTGCTTCGTATTCTTGGGCGAACGTCAACGAGTCCATGTGCCGCCGTGCGGCTTCTATTTCGCCTTCTGGGAGGACTAATGCACTTACCCAATGATAGGACCCCCATTCACTCTCTGGCCCGTGTGCGAGCATCTGAGCCTTTGCATATTGGTCGAGGTCGTAGTAATGATTCCGGCCTTCTGGGACGCCCGTAAAATCGCACCACCCGTTACGGTCCGACAGGGCCGGGCGGATATGCTCTTGCCAAACGGTCGGCTTCATGTTTGCGTATTCGTCAAGCACTCCACCGTCCCACCCCACACCCTCAATCCGTTCCGGCTTGTCGAGTCCGAGGACGTGGATTTCTGCGCCGTTGGCCAGTCGTATAATCAACTCGCTCTCGCTTGGCTCGGTCGCTCGCCATTCGGGCGCGACCAGTGCCTTGAGGTCGGCCCAGAAGATCCGCTTGGCTTGATCGCGGGTCGGTGCCGCGGCGAAGTAACGCGGGGTTGGGTAATCGCTCCCGCGTAATGCCCGGTGTATCAGTCGCCGCTTGCCGATCAGTTCGGTCTTGCCGGAGCGACGGCCACACGGGAAGGTGTTGAAGCGATGGATGCCGCGATAGGCTTGTATCTGGACATTTATTGGCCGGAGCGGTGTCCATCTTTTCGGAAGAACTCCCGTCAATCGCTCCCGCCGATCTGGTCGTCAATAGCGTCGAGAGCTTTGCGAAACTCCGACGCAACGTCTGCGCCTGTTCGCGTTGTCTCTACGCGATCGGTCTGGTTCAAGCGATTCTTGCCGAGCCAGATCAGCATTGCCGACTTGCCCGACATCGCCGCGTCGTATTGCGCTCGACGGATTGAGACGTCGCCTTCTGACAGGCCGCGCTCGTATGCCTCGCGTAGGCTTTTTTTCTGCTTAAGGTATTTGCCGAACGTGGTTCGGCTTACTTGCAAAACGTCAGCAATTTCGTCCCACGTACAACCAAGCCGCGCCAGTGCGCGGACCTGCTCCTCATCTATTTTTGCGGCCTTTCGTCCCATACTATTTATTGCAGTTCGTTTTTTTTAATTTCAAACCGTAATTATTATTTCTGCCAGTGAGGGCTACATCTTTTTTTCGTATCAGTTTGTTTCTTTTAAATGGCCGATAATTAACGATGTGTTGCCACCTACCCCACCTTCTGCTAATATTTACAACATCGGGGTGCTGTAAGTATAAAGATTTTGCCATTTCGTATCTACCATCAAAAGTACTATCCTGTCGATATAGCTCATCCGTATTACCACCCTTGGACTCCATTGTTGCCTGTTTATCACAAAGGAAAGCTTGTATCAACAAAGTTGCCCACCCGTCTTTTAAAATTCTCAAAGACAGATCCGTATCCTCGTTATACCTGCCTCTCCATCTATGCTTTACCATCGCATTGCTTAATAAAATGCAAGAATAAATTCTTGTATTATAATCAAAAGGAGGGAATTTTTGTCGGCGGGGCAGAAGGTGCGCGTATTGTAAACCAGACATAGGAACGTTTAAATATCTGTCTGTAAAATCCTCGCATACTTTGAATGGAGTGCTATCATATACTCGAATTTTTTGATTATTATTGAGCCGATAAAATTGCCTTATATTGTCGTCTAAAATCCAATGGCGATTATGGCCTTCCTGTATTGAGTGTTCCCATACCCAATTTCGCGCAGGAATGCTTCCTTGCCCCAAATTTGAAAAGGGAAGAACCAATATTTTTTTGGAGTCAATAACTGCGGCATATTGATCATATTCTTGTGGCTCAATAACAATGCGGTAATGGATTTGGTTTTTTTCTAAGGATTTTGCGGTTAAACGCTCTTCCCACCGGCCTTTCGAAATAACATAAATGGGATATTTAGTGCTATTCATTTTTTTCAGAATAATATCCAATGTCCACTGTTGATTCTTGCTCTTTAGCGGGGAACCAAGTGCTTCTTGAAGAGGCCGATAGTTTTATCCCTATAAGTTCGGAAAGTTTTTGTATATCCTCCTCGGTTTCAAAATGAAATACAATTTTAATTCCATCGGCTTGCTCACTGATATATTCTGGCATATCAGACCATTCAGATTTATCGCTACCGTCCACTTCAAAACCCATATTCGGCAAAACAAAGTCTTCAAATGATAATATATCGGCCAGATCGGAGTCCATACCCTCAAGCAGTTGGCTCAACACCTCCGTATCCCATTCAGCAAGCTCTGCGGTTCGGTTGTCAGCAATGCCGAACGCCTGCGCGTGGGCCGGATCAAGGTCGGTCACCGCTACGTCGATCTCGTCCCATTCTAACTCTCGCGCCGCCTCGAGCGTTCCGTTTCCGGCAATGACTACACCACGCGAATCAACGACGATGGGTTTCTGTTGCCCAAATACGTCAAGTGAGTCGCGGATCGCCCTAAGGTTTCGCGGCGAGTGCTTGCGGGCGTTGGCAGGGTCGCTTTTCAGTTCGGCTATTTTGCGTCGTTCTACTTTCAAAACTTCGTCCTCTCGTCCCACCTCGCGACCTTTGGCCGCATATCAAGATGGATAAATATATCGTATCGACCGATGCCGGTAAATCCAAGTTCTTCCGCCTTATCGGCGATTAAGTCCAATGCCTCCGGCAGTATCGGCTCGTCAAGATGCGGAGACTTGACCGACGGCACGATGTCCGTCGCAAATATCATATGCTGAGATTTAGACGCGCCCCCAATCGCGTCGTTATGTTTTGGGGATCGAAATCCGGAAGTGATCCGAAGCGGAGCTTCCCACCAGTCGCGCAATTTTTGCAGGTTTTGCATATGTAGCCAGAACCGCGAATCTGGTGCGAATCCCGACAGCACTTCCTCCCAACTAAAGTTCGGTATATCCTCGCGTAGTTGCATCCATCCTCCTATCGTTGTCAAAAATATATACAATGCCCTGTATATTTTCAAGCCCTTATGTAAACCTTTTCACGTGGAACACCTACAAGCCAAATAGGAAATATTTTCCCATCTTGTTGGTCGGTGTACGAGTAAACCAAGTAAGAACCAAGTATATTTTTTTTACTTGGTGACCTTAACCGCATTTAGAATAAAGGACTTACGAGCCGTGCACAGGTAAACAGGGTAAAAACCGTTGGTTGATTTTTTTTTAGAGAAAAAACGCTTTGTTATACACGTGAGAAAAAAGGCGTTTTACTTAGTGACATTTGCATAAGTCCTATATTCTAAATATACTTAAGGTCACCAAGTAAGCTTTTTTTACTTGTACACAAAAAAGATAAAAGTATTGTAAGTTATTAAAGAAACAATAGGTTAAGTGTCACCAAGTAAAATGGGCTTTACTTGGTGCTTACTTGGTGACCTATGTGTTATTGTCGGTATTATGTAAACCTATTAGGTATAGCTTATAGGGTATAGGTTCGGTATTATGTAAACCTATTAGGGCAATAAAAAACCGCTTGACTGGTAACCGAGGAGAAACCAGTCAAGCGGCGGGGGTGTCGGAGTCCAAACCGACAAGGGTCCGTTCCGACAAAGGTATACCGAGGAAGTATACGGTTAATTTAAGGCCGCTTTAACGGCGCGTCAACGCCTTTAAAGTGATACCCTATAATCGACTCTGGCCGACAGCCTAACGCGCTGCAGACCCGCCCTACGGTCCGTAGCGTCGGGCTATAGCGACCCGTCAACATATTTGATATTAGAGCTGGATACGTTCCGGCTCGTTTGGCGAGTTCGCGGTAGCTGTCGATCTCTGCGTCGGCCATCGCTTCGTTTAGTTTTGTTCTGTCAATGATTAGCATATATAGTAATATAGGCGTTGGCAGGTAAAAATGCAATGGCTCAAACTATTTTTACTTTTCTTTAAAAAAGGTATTGACATTGAGAAGTGAGGGTTGTATATTTCTTTTTAGAAGTTAGCAATGACGCTAACGCAAAACGAACCGAGGACAAAATGGCAAGCATGAATCAAGATAAGAAAAAAGCAATCGCCCCGAAGGTCAAAGAAATCTGCAAGCGTCACGGCATTAAGGCGACCTTGAGCGTTCTTCATGGGATGACGCTCTGCTTAAACATCAAATCGGGAGAGATTGATTTTTTCGCCGACAGTGATTTAGACCCCGTAGAGGAACGCGGATACATACAGGTAAACGAATATCACTATAAAGAGTACTACACCGGCAAAGCAAAGGCATTTTTGTCGGAAGTTATTCCCGCGATAAACAACGGCAACCACGACAACAGCGATATTATGACCGATTATTTTGATGTCGGTTGGTATATCAGCGTCAACGTCGGCAAGTTTGACAAGCCTTATATTTTCACCGGCGCGAAGGAAGAACCCGCGCCCGTCGAGCCGACACCGCAACCTCAGACAATGCCCTCGACTTTCTACGCGCAGGGAATCGGCAACGAACAATAAACCAACCGGCGAGGGGTTCCGGCCCCTCGCCACAACCGAGGAGAATCACCAATGATAATCAACTACACATTCGACGACCGCGACGAGAACGGCCCCGACTTCACCGTCGAGGTCGAGGTTGAGAACGGATACGCCGGGACGCTCGAATACCCCGCCGTCGAGGCCGACATCGTAATCGGCAATATAACGGACGCAGACGGCAACCAATACGACGAGGACTACTTCACGGCTCAAGAGTGGGCCAACATAGAAAACGCCGCAGAGGCGGCACTGGAGGCGGTATAATGGAGCAGGAAATAATCAAGCTCAGACGCGAAGGCAGGACAACCACAGAGATCGCCAAGACGACTGGCGTAAGCTACTACCGTCAACGCCAAATCTACGACGCGCACAACGTCCCTACGCCGAGCAGATACGGCCAGACGCGCCGGAAGATTCTGGCGATGCTTGCCGAGGGTCGGCTCAACCAGAATCAGATCGCAAAAACGCTTGGCGTATCGCGGCAACTCGTCAGTGAGGTCAAGCAAATCGAATTGACAAAAAAAGGTATTGACAGGGAATAGGCTTGTATATATCTTTAATAACAACCAACAACCGAGGAGCTTGACATTGAAAACTTTTATGAACAACGCGGCGGCATTTCTCGCCATCACTATCGGATACTTAGCAGTCGAATGGTTCGCCGAGGTTTTATCTCACGCGATGGGGGCCGGACGATGAAAACTAAACCCTGTCCTTACTGCTCAGAGCAGATGTATATTTATGGTCGCATGGGTAAATGGATTTGTTCCGACCATTCGCGGTGCGGCTATACTCTCGCCGCGACAAAAGGCGAAGTTGAAAACTTCAAAAATTACATGACGCGACGCAGTGTTGAACTGCAAAAATATTCCGTAAAATGATATTAGGGCGAGCGGTTGCAGGGATAGCGAGTGATGGGAGTCATCGCGCAAACCGAGCGAGCGATACACATTACCCGCGAAAGCGGGATTGCCATGACCTCGGAGCAACTGCTCGCCCAACCAACGTCAAACCCAATCGCGGCAACGAGAGGAGAGGGCCGCGAGCAATAAACCAATAAAACAATCACCGACAAAGACCGAATGGTCAACGTCAACAAAGGAAAATGAAAATGGGATTTTTGAATCTGAACAGCGAAAGAAAGTTTTTGCCCCGTCTTGATATGGACCTCCGCGCCGGAAGATTTTTTGCGGTCGAGCGAACTCAGAACGCCGCCGGAGAATGGGAGTCGGAAAAAGTTGAGGTTGAAAAGCCGCGTTTCATCGCGGACCTCGGAAACTGCGAGATCGGTTGGACGGCGTTCGTCGAAAAACGCCCCGACTCGGTTATGCGTCACTGCGCCGACGGAATGCCGCCTCAGCCTACGCCCGAACACAAAGCGGCGTTTGGTATCAACGTCAAGATAGTCGGCGGGGAGTTCGACGGTTCGCTTCGTAAATTTGGGAAACAGGGTATAACCATCGGGAAAGCGTTTGACGACCTCGTCGACGCGTGGCAAGCCCTGCCGGAATCGACCGACCCTACAAAATGCCCCGTCGTAGCCGTCACCGGCACGACGCCCGTCAAAGCCGGTCAGAGCACTAATTACGCGCCCAAATGGGGCATTGTCGAGTTTGTCGACCGCCCTGCGGAGTTCGACGACCACATACCGGCCCGTCGAGACATTGCGGCAGAGAAGGCCGCAGAGGAGGCCACACAGTCCGCCGTCGCCGCTGACGACGTAGAGTTCTTATAAACCCCTAACGAACGCCCGACGGCCCCTCTCCTCTTGGGGCTGTCGGGTTAATTATTTTGAAAACTCAGACACTCATACTTGACGGCGAGCTACCCGCGCTAAACGAGATAATAGCCGCGAGTAAGAGCCATTGGTCGCGCTACTCTCGGGTCAAACGCGGCAACACGCATATCGTCGCTCTTGAGTGTCGAGCGCAGAAGTTGAAACCCGTTGACGCGCCCGTTGAGGTCACGTTCCGGCACTACAGACCCAACCGCCGGAAAGACCCCGACAACGTAGCCGGAGGCGCACAAAAGGCGATTTTGGACGGCTTAGTCAAAGCGAAGATTTTGCCAGACGATACAATGCGCTATATTTTGAGTCTCCACCATTATTTCGAAATCGACAAGAAAAAACCGAGGATAGAGGTACAAATCAATGTCACAGATCAAGAGGAAATTCGCGCTTGAATACGCGCAAAAAGGGTGGCACGTTTTCCCTTGCCATTTTATAACGACGAGCGGCACCTGCTCTTGCGGCGAGGACTGCGGCAGTGCGGGAAAGCATCCGATGACGTATGGCGGGTTAAACGACGCTACGACCGACGAGCAACAGATTAAAGATTGGTGGAGCCAATCACCCTACGCGAACGTCGGAATCCGCACTGGCGAAGTCTCCGGCATCACCGCAATCGATATTGACCCACGCCACGACGGCGATGCGACTTGGCGCGAACTGGAGCAGACCGTCGGCCCGATACCCGACACACCGACGCAGACGACCGGCGGCAACGGTCAGCATATTATAGTCAACTACACGCCACGCCTCCATTCCCAGAACGATGTCGCGCAGGGTATCGACGTAAAAAACGACGGCGGATATATCCTCGCCGAGCCGTCGAACCACGCGAGCGGCGGAACGTATGAATGGGAACTTGCTCTGCACTACGACGACCACGCGCCCGTCGATCTGGCTGAGGCGTGGCCCAATGGCCTCGAGAGGCTCGTCGAGCTACAGCAGGGCAATCGACCCCAGTTGACGCGCACGACGCAACAGGCGGGAACTGGAGAGCGCATAGAGCGCGAAGCAGGGCAGAACCTCGCGGCGGGGCAGGTGATCGCCGAGGGGTCGCGCAACGCTACATTGACGAGCATTGCCGGATCTTTACGCCGTCGCGGTCTTGACGCGGAACAGATCGCCGCGATGCTTCACCAATACAATCAACAGTTCTGTTCGCCCGAACTCGACGCGACCGAGGTCGATCGCATCGCGCAGGGCATGATGCGCTACGAACCCGCGCCCCCTCTGCCGTCAACCATCGACCCCGAACTCGGCGTGACCGCTGAGTCGGCAGGGTCGGCCTCTGCGCCGTCTGGCGGTGGGTATAACGTTGTCGGTCTACCGATGACCGACGGCGGCAACAGGGACCGTCTGGTGGCCCGTTACGGGTCACAGATACTCTACGTCCCAGAGCAGGGTTGGCATCTCTGGGACGGGGTGCGTTGGCGACTCGACAACGAGACCCGAATACAAGAAATGGCTCTTGATACAGCGCGAACGATTCGCGCAGAGGAGCGCACCGGAATCGTTGATAAACAAGGCGTTGACATCGCAGAAAAATGGAGCCTGTCAAGTGAGTCACTTGTTCGCGTAAACGCGATGATCAAGCTCGCCCAATCGCACCCGTCAATCGTCTGCGGCGTATCAGATCTTGATACGCATCCGTTTCTTTACAACGCGGCCAACACTACGGTCGATCTGCTGACGGGCGAAACGCTCGACCCAGACCCGACGCACCGCTTGACCCAACGCTCGCGCATGATCTACAAACCCGACGCGGCTTGTCCGCATTGGCGCGAGTTTGTCGGGCAGATTTTGCGAGAGGATGAGGCCGTAATTCGGCACCTCCAAAAATACCTCGGCCTCGCTTTGACCGGCGACATGACGAGCGAAGCGATGTTTATCCTTTATGGCGAAGGGGCCAACGGTAAAAGTATTTTGCTTGAAGTCCTCGCGTATCTCATGGGCGATTATCTAAGCACCGCACCGGCCCATACGTTTCTTTCCTCTTCGCGTAACGAGTCGATCCGTAACGACCTCGCAATGTTGCGCGGTGCGCGTCTTGTAACGGTGTCGGAGACTAATAAAGGGTCGAGTCTTGACGAGGCTGTTATTAAGCGCACGGTCTCCGGCGATCAAGAGACGGCGCGGTTTCTCCATAAAGAATACTTCTCATTCCATCCGCAGTATAAAATACTTCTGGCGACTAACAACAAGCCCGAAATAAAAGGCGGCACACACGGCACTTGGCGACGACTTCACTTGATAGAGTTTGGCGTAAAGTTTGGCTCGGCAGGTCATCCGGCGGCAGGTAAAAAAGACGAGATAATCGCACGGCTCAAGAGCGAGGCAAGCGGTATCCTTAATTGGTTAATCGAAGGGTATCAACTTTACCGCGCTGAAGGGTTAGAACAGCCCGACGCGGTGCGGGATTCGACGGCAAGTTACCGCGAAGACCAAGACCCATTGATCGACTTTTTCGGCACCTGTTGCGAGATCGGCAGTGACTACACTGTGACAACAAGCGACCTCCGCGAAGCCTACAACGCACACACAGGCGAAGATCGCTCGGCGGTCTGGTTCGGTCGGCTCATGTCCGAGCACGGATACAAGCCGGAGTCGGTCGGCGGCAGAGGCAACCGCACCCGCGTATATCGCGGGCTTATGTTGAGCGAAGATGGGCAAGCCCTGCTTGCCCGTAATGATTTCCAATACTAACCGAGGAGCGTATGAGATACGGATCAGTTTGTAGCGGCGTAGAAGCCGCCAGTTTAGCATGGGAACCATTAGGATGGCAACCGCAGTGGTTTAGTGAAATTGAAGCATTTCCCTCTGCTGTATTACAACATCATTGGCCCGATGTGCCAAACTTAGGAGATATGACGAGTGAGCACTTCCGAAACAACACAACAACAGTTGACGTTCTCGTGGGCGGCACCCCCTGCCAATCCTTCTCCGTCGCCGGACTCAGAGGTGGACTGGATGACGAGCGTGGCAACCTCGCCCTTGAGTTTTGCCGCATTGTTGATCGACTCACGCCCCGCTGGGTTGTCTGGGAAAACGTCCCCGGTGTCTTGTCATCAAACGGAGGACGGGACTTTGGCTCCATCGTCGGGGCGATGGCAGAAATCGGGTATAATCTCGCGTGGCGAGTCTTGGACGCTCAACACTTCGGAGTTCCACAGCGACGCAGACGCGTCTTTCTTGTCGGACATCTTGGAGCCGATGAGCGCGGAGCTTCAGCGGCATTGCTTGAGTCCCAGAGCTTGCAAGGGCATCTTGCGCCGAGCCGAGAAAAGGGGCAAAATGTTGCCCCCGCTGTTACAAGCGGCCCTCCATTTAGCCGCACAATAAACGAGCGAGTAGAAGCTGATGCTATTGTGCCAGTGATGCAGCAGCATTATTCGCGCATGGTTGCCTTTGGTGAATATGTTGATGACGGAACTAGTTCAACTGTTAAAACAAGAGACTACAAAGATGCTACGGATCTAATCTGCGTCAATGCGCGTCAGACACCCGTCACCATGAATGACAAGTCTTTGTCACTGTGCGCAAAAGATCGTGGTCATGCGATTGGCTTTATCCCAAAGAACAGCGAGAAGGCGCGGAGCATAGTAGAGCAAGAAGAGATGAGTCCAACTTTGGACTCATCTGGTAATGCGGTGGCAACGCAGATGCAAGTGCGCCGACTCACGCCATGCGAGTGCGAACGCTTGCAGGGTATGCCAGACGATTATACGCGAATCCCGTGGCGCGGTAAGTCGGCTGAAGAATGCCCAGATACGCCACGCTACAAAGCGACTGGGAACTCAATGGCTGTTCCGGTGATGCGTTGGATTGGCGAACGCATACAAATGGTTGATAATATTTTAAACCGAGGAGATAGTAACGATGGACAACGTATATAAATTTATGCGTCAACTCGACGCGGTAGGCATCGGCCTTGAACTGGCTGACGGCGATCAACTCAAGATGTCGGGCGGGTCGAATCTAACGCCGAACCAACGCGCCCACATCATTGCCAATAGGGGCGCGGTCATGGCGGCAATCAAGGCGCAACTGGTAACGATGGGCGAGATGCTCAACCGCGTCGAACAGGCGACAACGTGGTCAGCATTGGAGCAGATCGTCGCGGAGGGGTGTGAGGCGTGGAAATCCGGCAAGCTTCAGACAGCGCACTACGAGCGCGTCACCGTCGCCGCGTGTAATCATGCGCGAGAGATCCCGCCGAGCCATTCTATTATCAATAACGCGATAGTTCGCACCGCCGAGGTCAACGCGCAGGTCGTCGAAGTGTTTGACGGGGAGCGCGTCGCGTGAGCGAGGCTATATATAAATATTGGTCAAGCCGACTTGAGGGGCTAAATTTTGGTTGTTGTTTCCGTTGCAATTATAAGACAAAAAATTTACAACGAGCGCACATAAATGCGCGAGTAGCCGGAGGCAATGATACAGCCGAAAACTTGCATCTATTATGCCGACTATGCCATACTGTGTCTGAGTTACTAGAGGGAGACAACTATTTGGCATGGTTTAAATCTGATACCGAACCCATAAAATATTATCGTGAATTATTACAATTAAATGTATCGAGTCGAACGTCTACGGCGATGGCACAGAAGCGTAAGCGAGGCGAGAAAACAGGTGGAGACGTTCCCTTCGGTTATCGCTTACTGGAAGGTGGACGGTTGGCCGTAGACCAAGAAGAACAGAAAGTCCTCGAACTAATACGCAATCTACGGGAAGCCGGCAAATCTTACCGCAAGATCGGAGCGGAATTACAACGGCGAGGAATCCTAACTCGTCGTGGGAAAAGCGTCTGGAATCCTCAGGTAGTCAAAAACGTATTGATCCAGAAAATAAAACCTAAACATTGCGTAATCGCATAACCGCGAGCAGGGAGGGACGCGGGACCGGTAGCAGGGGCGCGTTTTTTGCCTCTGCTACTTTTTTAATCTTTTTTTAAAAAAGGTGTTGACATACTTGCAGGGTATGGTTATTATTCTATCAGACGTTAGTAATAACGCTAACGCAAAACAAGCCGAGGAGATTTAAAATGGAAATCGAATACAAGGGAATAGCACAGGACTGGGAAAACGAAACGACGCGCTACTTATTCATCGTTGACGGCGAGGAGTATTGTCTCGCCGACCAAAACGGTGACTTTTCTCTATTTGACTGTGATGGTAAAAAATTGCGCTTGGATTGTCGTGCAACAATTAATCGTAAAATCATCAGAGCATTAGTCGCACGTCTTAATAAAATGATGCCAGAGATCGACCCGAATTTCAAACATATAGAATCATGGCCGACTTACTAAAAGCCTTTGCGAAACAAACCGGCGGCGGGGCATCCGGTCCCGCCGCTAACCACAAACCGAGGAGAGAAGAAAATGAAAATTCAATTTATCGACAAAGAGCAGGATTGGGAAAACGAAACAACGCGATATTGGTTCAACGTTGACGGCGATGACTATTGTATCGCAGATCAGAACGGGGAGTTCACGCTTCTTGATTCAGACGGTTGCCCGACTCTAAATAGTCAAGCAGACCAGTATTTATTCAAGGCATTAATGGCCAAACTTTCTAAGATCGTTGATGGCCCGACTTTGTAAGATACAGTAAAAATTAAAGGGGCCGGAATCTTCCGGCCCCTTTTTTATTTTCTCGGCTTTCTCTTTTTCTTTGGCTTGGCTTTCTTTTTCCCGCCCATCTTACCGTATCCAATCCCCTTCGGCATAGCTCGCTCCTTTCCTATTCTGCCCTGCGCGGCGTGGCTTTATACGTCCAGACATTATTGACTTTGTGGCGCGTCATATCGACAAACCACCCGCCCATCGGACGCGGTGCTTTGCCGGTCTCATGCCACCAGCCAGAGCCATCTCCGGCGAACTCGTCTTTATACGTCGGTAGCTGTAGGTGGTGTTGAGTCTCGGCATACGTCACGCCGTTGTAGTTGATGCGCTCCCGCCGCATCTCCATCGCCCATGCTTCGTGTATATGGCCCGAGCATATTATGTCTGCGTCCGGCAGAAACGTGGCGCGTCTATTCGTCGCAATAACGCCTTTCGTTACGGGTCCACCACCGCCAGAGCCGTGCGTGAAATAGATTTTCTTGGTGTCGCTAATATAGCTATTTGAATGTTGGATATAGCGAAGAAAAACCCACCCGCTATACCCCATTCTCTGGATCTCTGAGCCGGTGCGGAGGTTCAACTCGTTGATCGTTGCGCCGAGCAGATCAAACTCGGTATGCCGCAAAATAGACGTTTCGTGATTCCCCTCAGCCCACCCCGCGATATACGGCGCGTATGGCTCAAGAAACGCCACGGAATCTTCTACGAGCGCGTTGAGATAGTCTGAGCGTTTATACTGCGGGAGCAGTGCGCTCTTTGATCCTCGGCGGTCTGACGCGCCCTGCATCGAATCGAACCAATCACCGAGAAACAAGGCACGGCCATTGGCCGCGACTACCTCGTCTAAGTGCTTTTTGATTAACTTCCGGTCGGCGTGGGCTGAATCGAAATGTTGGTCCGATGCGAGCAGGACGGGGACCGTCCACTCTGCGCCCATCGGCGTAAATGAGACCGAGATACACTTGTCGCTTAACCGCTCGACGGTCGGCTCGGTAGGTCTGCGCCGTTTTGCCGATTTAGTTGCCATCGGCCAGTCGTTTCGCGTACTCAAGCGCGGCTGTATAGTTGTCGAGTTTTCGCTCGACTCGCGTTAGAGATTGGTCTATCGACGCGAGGCGTTCGTCGACCTTCGCTTCTAACGCCGTCAGACGGTCGCTGTGGGAGATCGTCGCACTAAACAGCCACCCAATCGCCGCTAAAATACAGCCCGTCAGAACGCTTTGTGAATCGAATTTCACGCCATCGGCCAATCGGTTTAAAACTCTATAATCTGGCTGATCTCGGTCCCGACCTCTTTAGCGAGATCGGACGATAGGCCGAGGCCAGATAGAGCCGCCGCGATTACCAACGCGACGACTCGCTTGGTCGCCTTTTTTGTTGCGATGTCCTCAAGTTTTTTCTTCAAAAAGTCCATGTCATCACCATTTAACTTTATTAGCCCAATAGGCCGCCGAGGTCGGCCCTTTGGCTATGTTTTTCGCGTGGCGTTTTTTCCACGCTAACCGTCGCGCCCGATAGGCTTTAGATTCGCCTTTTTTCTTCGGCGATCCAGAAACGCCCTGCGAGCCAAACCGAATAAGTTTGGGGTTTTTAGTCTGCGGGTCTTTTATCAACACCGCGTGACTCTTGGTTTTATGTTTGGGCGTTCGCTTTGGCTTGCTGTATCCGGCGAACGGTTCGCCCCTGTAATTTATCGCCATAATTTACTCGCAAACGTGGGTTGTGACTTGTAGGTTCAGAGCGTCGAGTCGCTTCTCGATATAGTCAAGCCGCGTGAACTGCACGGCATCTGCCGGCAGAGAGCCGATGGTCCCGCGAGGCCAATTCTC